GTCAAATGGTAAAAGCAATTTGGGACAAGGCAAGGCCAAAAAGCTTGGGGAAACCTAAGCCTCTTACCCCTGAGAAAAAGGCTAAGGCGAAAGCCGCAGCTAAAAAAGCAGGGCGTAAATACCCGAACTTGGTTGATAATATGAACGCTGCGAAGAAATAAGGAGCACTGTATGGCACGTTACTTGAGAAACAAAAAAGACGGTTTCATCTATGATTGGAACCCCATTCTTGCAGAGAATGTCATGTGTGAAGAAGTCACTGAGGAAGAAGCTTTCCCCGAGAAGTTTATCCCGAAGAAACAACGTGGCCGCAAGTCTGATCTTGACCTCACTACCCCCGATGAAGCAATTCCTGAAGCTCCTCCTGTGACCAATGAGGAAGTCAATGCTGAAGCATCTCGAGGTCTACCTGAATGATACTTAACACTGTAATCACTGAGGTTCGCAGATTACTGCAAGACATCAACTCACCACAGCGCTATAGCGACGTGGTGTTGTTGGGCTTTGCGAATCAGGCGTTAAAGCGCATTGCTGTGCTTCGCCCAGACCTCTTTGCTTACATTGGGCCAATCTCTACCACTGCTGGGTCTGTCATCCAGTCTATGCCGTCTGATTCACTCCGAGTCATGGAGATATTCTCTGTGCAAAACGGCAATGGTGTTACTGAGGTTAACCGCGAAGCGCTTGACCAGACGTACCCAACATGGATGAACGATACCGCTGGGCCATGTGTGAACTGGATGCGCCATGTGCGCAACGCCAACAAGTTCTTCATCTACCCCAAAGCGCCAGCAGGTCAAATTTTAATCGGGGAGTATTCGCAGACTCCTCCAGACTATGACGGCACAACAACTGTGACGTTGTTGTCAGATGGCTATTTCCCAGTCGTTGTTGACGCGACAGTGTTCTTGGCTGAGTCAGTTGATAACGAACACGTAAACTCACAACGTGCTGCCTTGTTCCAGCAGTCATTTACCCAAGCCTTGGGCGTTAGCGCACAGGGTAGGGTTATTACTGATACCGAACAAGCTGGCCTCAAATCGACTGAGGTTGTCTAATGTCTGACCGCACATTCCTCTCACTGGTTACTCGTCTTGCACCTAGCGTGCCGGGATGCCCACAGCCAATCGTCGAACAATATGTTCGTGATGCCGCTATTGAGGTGTGCGAAAGAACCCTGTCATGGCGCTATGAGCAGCCTAAGATCAGGCTTACGCCGGGGGTCTATGAGTACCCCTACGAGAATCCTACAGGGGCAGAGGTTCATGCGTTCCTGTCAGTTTCGCTAAACGGCTCAAACATAGAACCAGCGACCCTTGAGCAGTTGACCCGCAAGTACCCAGCTTGGCCTGATCTGACTCCCGCGCAGTTGTCTACCCCGCAGAATGTCTGCCAACTAGACTCTGACAATTTTGTACTTGCGCCCGTACCAGATGCCACAGTTGTTTACGATCTGAAGATGATCGTAGCCCTTAAACCTTTGCGTACTTCGTCGGCAATGTCAAAGTCTGTGTTGGATGACATTGAGAATGTCGTCATGCACGGAGCTTTACAGCATCTGTTAGTGCTGCCCAATAGAACGTGGACTGATCGTGAGTTAGCCTCATACCACGCCAAACAATACTCATTTAAAACGTCTGAACGACGGGCTAGGGCCAATCTTGGTGCTGCTCGTGCGTCGATGACGGTTCAAATGCGTCCATTTGCATGAGGTAATTATGGCAACAGATGTCATCCGATTAGTAAAAGGCGACGAGAAGCCGCTTATCGTCCTTACTTTGACGGACGACATTACAGGCACGCCTATAAATCTATCCTCTGCGTCAACAAGTGTCAGTGTGAAGTTTCGTAAAGCTGGTACTACGACGCTACTCTCAACAATTTCTTGCACAAAACTAAGTAGCGGTACTACTGGACAGGTACAGTTCGGTTTCTCTGGCGGTGTGCTTGACGTTGACGCTGGCGCGTACGAGGGCGAGGTTATTGTTAACGACAACGGCACTATCCAGACAGTCTATGAAACGCTGCGGTTTACGGTGAGGGCAAACTTCTAATGTCCAACATCAAGGTATCTGCTGCTGTTACGGCGCTTGTTACCGCAGTCGCGGTGGCAGGTGCTATTACTGTTTCAGTCAGCCCCAATACCTATGCTGTTTCCGCACAGCCTGAAAACGTCATACGGCTATCGGCGTTTGTTGTGCCGATGGAGTACTTGGAAGAACAGACAGTTACTCTATCTGATTTCCGCCAGATCACAGTTGAGGTTGTAAAAGCCGACGAGGTGTTGGTTGCCGATGCTATGGCATTTGCTCCAGAGGCGGTCTTTACGGACTCCGTTACCGTTGCAGACTCGGTGTTCAAGAATTTCACTGAGGCAGTTGACTTTGACCGCAACGATGCAGACGTAGACCCAGACCCAGTTACGATGGCTGATGTTGCTACTCGGCAGGCGGATAAGGTTCTTACAGATACCGCAACTGCGGCGGATGCTGTGGCGCAAGCACCCGGCAAGGTTCTCACAGATTCAGCTACTGCTGCCGATGCAGTTAACACCATAGCTGTTGGTAAAAGCCTGTCGGACACATCGACGATTACAGATACGTCACCTGTGTTCAACGCAGACAAAGTTGTTGCTGATAGTGCGTCGGCTACCGATGCAGCAGCGCTCAACGTAGACAGGGGCAATATTGCAGATACTGTCACTGCCACAGACTCAGCTACTTCACAACCTGACCTTGCTAAGACTGACTCGGTTACTGCTTCAGACTCAGTGAATACCCTAAATATAGGGAAAACCCTTACTGACTCTGCAACAGCATCTGATGCTGCACCTGTGTTTAACATTGCACAAGTGCTTGTTGATACCGTCACTATGACCGATGTAGTCTACAAAGACTTCACGGAGATGGTGGACTATGACCGCAATGACGCTGACGTAGACCCAGACCCAGTGACTGTTGCAGATACAACTGCTACAGACGTTGTAAAGGTTCTTACGGATACCGCTACATCGGCAGACTCAGTAGCATTGAATCCACAGTCTGTCCAGACTGACACGGCTACAGCCTCTGATACGGCAGTTTTTAATTTTGCGGATGTTCAGACTGACACGGCTACAGCCTCTGACGCTGCCCCCGTATTTGCTCAAAACAAGACAACCACAGATACAGCAACAGCCTCTGATGCTGCCCCTGTGTTTGCTCAGAACAAGACAACAACAGACACGGCTACGGCGTCAGATGCCGCGCCTGTGTTCAACATTGCAGATGTCCTGACAGATGATGTCACGGTGGCAGATGCCGTGACTTTTAATCTGCTGCTCGGTGTAACAACACCGCTCTACGACTTTGCATTTATGTCAGATGACAAGTTTACGTACTTCCCAGTTCTGGGTGTACTGAACGCGCATTTGATACACGAACCCCTTGTAAACGGTGAATTTGTGCTGACAACTGACCCCAATGCTGGTATCGTATATACCATCCGCACGGAGTCGTACAGCTACATGTTTGCTGGTTATGGACTTAACGAAAACCAACTCAACTAAGGAGTAAATCATGTTTAATGACGCAATCAAAATGACGGGTAACCTGAAGCTCGTTCTCACTGACGAGCACGGCAATGTCAAGCAAGAAGAAGAAGTAGAAAACCTAGTGGTAACAGTAGGTAAAAACTTTATTGCTTCCAGCATGGCAAAGACTACAACCAATAGTCCAGCAGCGATGACGCATATGGAAGTCGGCACTGGTACAACTGCTGCTGCGGTCGGTGACACTACTCTCCAAACGGCTGTTGCTAGTTCACGTGTTACGTTGACTTCAACTACTGTTACTACCAACTCTGTTGCATATGTTGCTTCGTTTCCAGCGGGTACAGGCACTGGTGCATTGACAGAAGCAGGTATTTTTAACGCTTCGTCTTCTGGTACTTTGTTGTGCCGTACAGTGTTCTCAGTTATCAACAAGGGTGCAGCAGACACACTCGGCATTACTTGGACTGTGACTGTTAACTAAGGAGTTCGGGAATGGGCATTAAACTCTCAAATAACGCCTTTGCTACGCTTGCGTCGGGTATCAACTCGTCTGCGACTAGCATCACGGTGACAACAGGACAGGGTGCTCGCTTCCCAACTTTGAGTGCGGGCGACTACTTTTACGCTACACTGATAGATACCTCCAACAATTTGGAGATCGTTAAGTGCACGGCTCGCGCAACTGATGTATTGACTGTGACTCGTGCGCAAGAATCTACAACGGCTCGTGCATATAGTGCAGGTGACCGCATTGAGATTCGTCTTACAGCCCAGACTTTCTTGGACGGGGTTAATGGACAAGACGGTGACAAAGGAGACATTACTGTTTCCGGCACAGGTACAACTTGGACTATCGACAACAATGCAGTGACCACTGCAAAGATAAACGATAGCGCAATCACTAAAGCCAAAATGGGTTTTGCAGGAACAGTGTTGCAAGCAGGTAATGTACCCAATTTGATTGCAACTAACACTACAGTTGACACAACAACCATGACAACTTTGCACACGTTGTCAATTACTCCTAGTAAAACAAACACAAGAATTTTGTTTCTGACATCTTGGATGATATACATCAACACTTCAGGAAACTTTGCTTGTGACCATCGGATACTGGCAAACGGGTCTACTGTCCTTAACGGGGCGCAAGATAGCCATAATCCATATTTTACTGGTGCATCAGGATTTGCTTTGATGCACCGTGGTTTAGGTATGAGGTCACATGACCCCGGCACAACTTCTGCACAGTCTTATGCTATTCAGTTTGCAAAGTCAGGCGCAGACCGTGCTGCTATGAATTTTAGCCATAACTCAGAGTACAACTCCAGCTTACTATGGATGGAGGTTCAGATATGAATTACCTAGTTTTGTATAGAGCAATTAAGAGCCTTGTTCCAGCAAGTGTTGAGTTTTATTGCCGTGGGGATAAACCAACTTCAAAACAAGATTTCTCCGAGCGGTTTGCTATTTGCACCGGAGTAGATTCTGTTGGCACTGGGCAGTTCTCAAACGATGAAAGCCTTTGGGGTTTTACTTATGAGCAGCTAACGCAAAAAATTGCTGCTATTGAAGCTGAAGATATTGCATTGTCGTATCAAGGAAAACGTGCGTTAGAGTACCCTCCAATTGGAGACCAGCTTGATGCTTTGTGGAAAGGTGGCGCTGCTGCTACCGACATGCTGGCAAAAGTACAAGCTGTCAAAGCTAAATACCCTAAGCCTGAAGGACAGTAATCATGGGATTAAAAGTCACCAACAACGCCTTTGGCACGCTGAACGCTAGTATCAACAGCAGTGCGACTACGATTGTTCTTGTAGCAGGACAGGGCGCACGCTTTCCTACGCTCAGCGCAGGTGACTATTTCTATGCCACCTTGATCGACACATCGAACAATCTGGAGATCGTGAAGTGTACGGCTCGTAGCACTGACACACTGACAGTCGTCCGTGCGCAAGATAGTACAACCGCTCGTGCTTACGCAACCAACGACAGGTTTGAACTACGCCCAACGGCTGTAATGTTTACCGAAACCATTGACAAGGCAGACGCCGCGCTCCCTAAAGCTGGCGGCACAATGACTGGGCAACTTAAAGTTGTTACATCAGGTAGTATTTCCAACTCTCCAACAGATGCAAGCCAGCAAGTTACAGATAATATAAAACTTGTTATACCAAACAATTCTACTAGGCGTATCTACTCACTTGGTGATACTGGTTCAAACTACCAACTTAATTCAACAGGTGGTGCTGCTATTGCTTTTATACGCGACTCAGCGGGTAGCGATGAGTTAGCATTTGAAACCCATTTCGGCGGTAATTGGCATAGAGAGCAGATGAGGATTGATAAGTATGGTCGTATGACAAGACCGTACCAACCAATGTTTTTTGCGTACCGCAGCGGTGATGGTAACGTGACCAGTGAAACTGACCTTTCGTGTGACACAGCAGATGTTAATGTTGGTGGGCATTACAGTACTTCAACTTTTAGATTTACTGCACCTGTTGCAGGTACATACTCGTTCACATATGAGTGTATGAACAACCAGAGTAACCCGGGTTCTTCGACATGTTTTTTCCTGAAGAATGGAGCTAAGTACCATTACTACCATATTGTGAATAGTCACCCATCTAGTAGTTCGTCTACCGTCATTATGACTCTTGCTGCTGGGGACTATATAAATTGCACTGCGGCAAACATACATTGGAACGGCGGGTCTATATATAAGTACCCTACTTTCTGCGGATTCTTAATCGGGTAAAGGATATATCATGGCTCAATATTCAATTCAACTATCAATTACGGAAGACAAAGCGCTATCTTTTGTAGCGTTGTCACAGGATGAATGGATTCAAAACTCCGTTCATGAACGGTGTCGTCTTGCCATAGATGAAATTGTGAACATTACTGTGCAAAAGTGTCTTGAAACAAACACTGCAATTCCCGACAGCAAAGATGCAATGGTCACTCTAGCCTTTGAACAGGGTTGGGTTAAAACTGCTACACAGCGTAACGCTGAAGCAGAAGCAGAATTTGCTGCACGCGCTGGTCAGAACGAAACAAACACAAATGTCTGATACCCGACGCATCCCTCTTGTCATGTTCCCAGACGGATCGTTAGTCCGTAGTGAGGTCGTGCCTGAGGGTTGTGTTTTAGTTGTTGAGCCTGTCGAAATAGAAAGCGATATGCTACCTGTAATAGACCAAACTCAAGCCGTTAAGGAGGCCGATAGTGTCAACACTACGCGAACTTGAAGTGCAGATAACTTCACATGAAGCTGTCTGTGCTGAGCGTTACCAAACATTTATCCAACGGGTTGACCGCTTGGAATCGTTAATCATCAAAACCGCCGGTGCTCTGATAGTCGGCATGGCGGGACTTCTTGCGGCTATTATTTTTAAAGGAATTTAAAATGCCTATTAAACTAAAAGAAAAATCTCTCGATGAAATGAAGAAGGATGCTATTAAAGATAGCGTCGATGCACGTGGCTATGCCAAAGGCGGCATGGTTAAAAAGCCTACTGCTAAAGGTATGCACAAAATGCCCGATGGAAAGATGATGAAAAATTCAGCTATGAAAACGGGTTACGCAAAAGGCGGCATGGTTGAGAAACCAATGGGTTACGCACATGGCGGTATGGTTCGCAAGATGCCTAAAGCCTGTTGATGGAGTGAGATATTGATCCTCTTACTCTACTGGCAATGGCTAGTGCCGCTGTTTCAGCGGTCAAGAAGGGGTGTCAGCTTTATAAAGATGTAAAGAGTGCTGCGGGAGATGTGCAGGCAGTTCTTGATGATTTACAGAACCAGTTCGCTGGTAAGAAATTATCTAAGGCGCAGGTAGCGCAGTACGAGAAGGAAAAGGAACGAGTCAAGGAGATTGGTAGGTCTGATCCCAATGATGTATTGGGACAGCTTGCGGATCACTTAGGCAAGTTCTTTGATGCTGTAGATCAAGTTGAAGCTCTGTTCTATGAAGAAGAAAGAAATTCAACAGAGGTCTACAAAGGAGAGGTATCAGCAAGTCGTCGCGCATTGCAGCGTGTGCTTATCCGGTCAAGGCTGGAAGCGTTGCAGGTTGAGTTACGCGAGATGATGGTCTATCAAACCCCTCCGGAATTGGGTAATCTGTGGACACGCTTTGAAGCAATGCGGGCACAGATCGGGAAAGAGCAAGAAGTTGCAAGAGCAAAAGAGGAAACGCAAAGGGCGATTGTAAGGCACAAGCGAAAGCTAGTCATTTCTAAGTGGCAAGATAGGGCGTTGTACTTTGTCGTAGTTTTTATCATGGCATTGGAGATATGGGGCCTTCTAATCACAATAGCGATGACACGTCGTTCGTCATCGTCTTGGTAGTTTTGTCAATGATTATTTTGTTGGCAGTGCCTTTTTGCGTTTGGGTGTACATGGAAACAGTTGAGCAGCGTACGATGGTAGAAGTATCCATACGCAAGTTCAACAAGATGCAGAAACAACTTGAAGACGAACGAAAGAAGGAGAAAGTAAATGAGTGAAGAAAGCAAACAAGACGCAAAGGGAGCGTTCATTGAGAAGATGCTATTCGCGCTTCTTCCGCTTCTCATTGGTTGTACTGGATACCTTATCCAAGCGTTAGGCTCAATCCAGCATGATGTGACCGTCCTTAACAGCAAGGTCAGTCTTGTTGTGACATCCGACAACAAGCAAGCCTCGAACACTGGCGCTGAGTTAGCTCGTGAAAAGTTACGGCAAGACTTAGGCATTGAGATTCAAAAGAACCGTGATGCGATTGCAGAAAATAGATTGCACATTGCCATTCTTGAAGAAAAAACCAATGTGCAAAAGAAAATTAAGCCATTAAAGACAGGAGATCAATGATGATTCCAATCGTAGGAGCACTACTAGGCACACTCGCTGAGAGCGGCTTGGGCCTTTTGTCGTCAGCAATCCAAGCCAAAGGTAAAGAAGTTGTCGAGAAAACCCTCGGGGTAAAAATCCCTGACAACCCTACGCCTGAAGATGTAGCAAAGCTACGCCAGCTTCAGTATGACCATGAAGAACGCCTGCTTGAGCTTGGCATTGAGAAGGCACGGCTTGAGCAAGAAGAACTCAAGGCGCTGTTGGCGGCACAAGCCAACGAGGAAAACAATGTATCGCAGCGGTGGGATGCTGATATGGCATCTGACTCTTGGTTGTCCAAGAACATTCGCCCCATGAGTCTTATAGCTATTTTCGTGGGGTACTTTCTGTTCTCCATGATGTCTGCCTTTGGGTATAACGCCAACGAGTCCTATGTCAATTTACTTGGGCAGTGGGGTATGCTCATCATGGGTGCGTACTTTGGCGGTAGGACTATTGAGAAACTGGCAGAAATGAGGAGTAAAAAATGAGCCTTAGCCAAGAACAAGCTGCGTTCCTATTGGACGCTTGCAAACTAATCCAATACGCCACCGAACAAGGCTTCATGGTTACGGGCGGTGAGTTGGCTCGTACTCCTGAGCAACAAGCTATCTACGTAAAGACGGGGCGTTCCAAAACATTGAACAGCATCCACCTCAAACGATGCGCTATTGACCTGAACTTCTTTAAGGACGGTAAAATCATTTGGGACAAGGAACTCCTTGCCCCCCTTGGCACTTACTGGGAAAACCTGTATCCTAAGAACCGTTGGGGCGGTAACTTCAAATCTCTTGTAGATTGCCCACACTTTGAACGGAACGTCTAAATGGCAGCGGTAAAACTCCTTAAGTTCTTAGGTGAAGCACCGAAGATTTCTTCGGAGTTGTTGCCCGATGGCGCGGCACAGTTATCGTATAACACCAAGTTGTACTCAGGTGACTTGCTTCCTTACCGCCTACCTTTGTTTGTCTCGAACCTTAACCGAACTGGAGAAGTCAAGACAATCCACGCTCTGAAGAATTTATCCACTGGTGCGTTGAACTGGTTATCGTGGATGACTGACGTAGACATCGTGACTGCCTCGTCCTCTGAGGATCAAGAGCAGCGGTTCTACTACACCGGGGATGGCGTACCCAAGGTCTCTAACTACGAACTGGCAATCACAGGTGCAGAGCCTTACCCCAATGGGTACTATGAACTTGGACTGCCGCTGCCGACAACTAAGGTGACGACTTCTGCTGCGTCTGCTCCGAACGCCACAACATCTACCTACGCACGTGATTCAGGAAATACAGCGACCATCGTGACAGGCAGTGCGCATGGACTGCGTACAGGCAACATCGTTACTGTCTCTGGGTTTACCTCTGCCACAGGCAAGATATTTAATGCAACCAACGTAGCAGTCACTGTTACGAACTCAACAACCTTTACGTATTACTCGCCGGGCGATGCCGTCGCATCCACATCAGACACTAGCGGAAAAGTAGCTCTGGCGGGTAATACGCAAATTCGTTCTTACGTGTACACATGGTACACGCCGTGGGATGAGGAGTCGATTGGCTCCGACCCATCGGAGAACTTGTATATCAAAGAAGGCCAGACGGTTACAGTAACCAACCTACCGACGGCAAAGCCCGCTGGTAGCAACACGTTCATACGTGGGGTAAAGCTGTATCGCACAGTCCCATCTGCCGCTGGCACACAGTATTTCCTGCTCAAGACTTTGTGGTTTCCAACGACGCTCGCTCGTGTGCAACGCACATCCAACGTGTCTCGAGTCACTTTATCGAACCACCATAATCTGGCGATTGATGATCGCTTTAAGATTAGTGGGTGCACAGACTCAACCTTTAATATCACAGGCGGTATTGTCACTGATGTCATCAACGACACTACATTTGAGTACGCTCAGACTGCGGGTAACGTAGCGGATAAAGCTGAGACCGCAGGTACTATGTACCAAGATGCTGCGCAAAAAATAACAGACACAGCCCGGTACTGGGGCGATGGCGGCTACTCATTTACTGACGACTTTGATGTGTCTTTGCTCAATGAGTCGCTCATCTCCGATAACTACGATCCCCCTCCCGAGGATATGAAGGGGATTACGGCTGTTCAGAATAGTATCTTGATTGGGTTCTTTGACAACCAGCTATGCTTCTCCGAGCTAGGTAAGCCGCACGCTTGGCCTCAAGAGTACCGCTTGACGTTTGAGTCCGCCATTGTTGGTGTGGCATCTGTTGGTGGTTTTATCCTTGTGCTGACCGAGGAATACCCATATCAAGTTTCGGGCAGTGATCCTGCGACTATGGCAACGGCAAGGATTGATACCTTGTTCCCTTGCCTATCAAAACGATCTATCGTAAACATGGGCTACGGCGTGTCGTACGTCACGCATGGCGGCGTTGCCATTTACTCCCCCTCAACAGGTATTGACTTGTTGACCAAGTATGTGCACGATTGGGATACATGGGGCGCATCTCTTGATACAACGACTGTTATAGCCAAGTACTACAACGGCAAGTACTTTGCATCGCACTCTACGGACTCGTTTATTTTTGAGCGTGACGAACGTATTGGTGGGTTCTTTGTATCTATCAACTACAAGTTCTCCGCTGCGTACAACGATCCAGAGACCAACAAGTTCTACTACGTTGGGGATACCTTGGGTAATCTCTATGAGTGGGATGCAGATACGCAACCACTGGCATCACTGGAATGGAAGTCTAAGACCGTGGTCACTAAGGACTACCTTAATCTAGGTGCTGCCCGAGTAATCGCAGATTATGCTACTTCAGATGCGGAGGCTGAGGCTATCGCAGCGTACAACGCTGGTGTGCCTGCGTACAACGCTCAAGTCTGGCTAGATTACTCAAACCCAGTAGCCACTGTGTCCTACGCCCGTGCGTCTAACGTAGCAACGATTGTGACCGCTGCGGCACATGGAATGATTACAGGGTCGAAGGTGGACGTGTCTGGCTTCACCGGGGGTGCGGCATCGACATTCAACACACAACAAACTGTGGTAACAGTTACCAATACAACGACGTTTACCTATGCCAGTGTGGGCACAACCCTTACTACGACTGCGGACGCAACAGGTACAGTTTCGTCGCTCAAAGGTTTGGGCGATATGAATGGCCCGTACGACCGGGTTACCAGCGGCGGTATCCGTATTGAGACATCTGGAGCACTCAACTCTACAGTGGTCAACGGGGATAACTTTACCCGTACGTACAAAACTGTAACTGGCGTGTTACCTGTCACGTTCCGCCTATGGGCAAACAAGGTACTAATTTTCCAAGGTACTGTGTCCAGTAGCGACATCTTCCGTTTGCCGTCTGGGTATCGTTCAGATACCTTTGAAATGGCAGTTTCTGGGTCAGCCCGTGTGCGAGCCATCCACATAGGGGAAACCCCATTTGGACTGAGAACTTCGTAATGGCAAGGTTCTCCGCTGTCCCAGCCGTACCCCAAGGTGGTCTTACCGACTGGCAAGCGGTATTATTTAGTTCATTGAAAGAGAACGTAGAGCTTTTAATCGGTGCTCGTGGCGAGTCTGACTCTGCCAGTAGAGCGCTTGTTAAGGGGCAAGTCACAGTAAATGAGGCGTCGCAGCAAAATTTATTACGTGTCACCGCAGAAGGTAAAGGGTATACTATCAGCGGACAGAACGTAGCAGATTTAGACGACGTTGGAAAATTAATCAAGGATGTACAGGAGCTTGCGAATGACCTCGCGTATACCCGCAGCGTACTGAATACATTGATTAGACAACTGAAAGGTTAATCATGGCAAATGGAAGAAATCCGATTTTAGAGATGCTCAATAGACAGAGTGTCCCAGCATCCGTACCTCAGAGTACTGCTGCCCCTTCTGCTGCAAGCCCGCTTAGTATGGGTCTAACTGGTGCAGTTGCTGCCCCACAGATGCCAATGCAAGCGCCAGCGGCTGCACCTGCTACAACATCTTTAGATTTACCTGCTGGCCTTCAAAGTCTGATTGGTGGTCAACCCCCAATGATAAACGAAGCTGCGTTGCAGACAATCCCAACTGGAACTGTTGCGTCTAACCCCCAGTTCCCAGCATTAGATTTTCGTATGCAACCAACTTACGCACAGGGAGGCATGGTAGGTATGGACGGACAACCTGATATGACTGGAGCCGCTGGCATGAAACCCGGAGCGGGTGGAGGCCGTATGTCACAAGCAATGATGGATCAAAACATCAATGACATGATGCGCAAGAACCCCCAGATGGTTCAGCAGATTCAAAACACTATACAGGTCGGACTTCAGTCAGGTGAATTGACACAGCAAGAACTTAACATGGCAGTTCAGCTTGCCACTGTAGCGCTTCAAAATCCTGAGATGTATCCCTATGTCAGAAACTTTGCTATCCAGCAAGGTCTAACTGATGAGCAGTCGCTTTCTCCACAGTACGACGAAGGCTTGCTGTTCGTAATTTTGCTGGCGGCACGTATTGCTCAGCAGAACATGGGCGGACAAAACATGATCCAAGGCGGTAGCCCCGCGATGGCTGGTGGACAACCACAGATGGCGATGGCTAATGGTGGGCAGGTGGGCGATGCTATGGCGCAGCAGCACAATGCTCAAGCACGGACTCTTGTTGCACACGCTGGTAATGGCACTCAAGGCGGTAAGGTTGTTGGCCCCGGCCACGATACAAGTGACAACATTACGATTGCTGTTTCGCCCGGCGAGTATGTGATTCCTGCCAAGATTGTTAAGATGAAGGGCAAGGAATTCTTTGATTCACTTTTGAATAAATATAAGGATACTTGATGGCACACCCACCGGGGTTTGACCCAATTCCTCTCGATGAGTTCGATGCGTTATTGCTCTCTACAAAAGAGCAGTTCGATAAGTACTGGTCTACGGCAAAGCCGCTTATCGAGAAGTGCATTAAAAGATCAATGCACGGGGAACTTACGGCGGATGATGTTTACACAATGGCACTTCAGCAAAAAGTGTATGTGTTTGTTGTCAAGTGTGACAAAGGAATTATGCCAGCCGTAAAGCTGGCTTTGGTTCTTGAGATCGTTAACTATCCACGTTTACCCGCCATGAATATCTTGGCGCTAGGTGGCGAGGAGCTTGATGCACTCTATGAGAAGTATTGGAAACGCCTGTGCGGATGGGCGTATATGAACGGTGTCCGAGCTATTGAGGGATGGGTGTCCCCAGCAATGGAGCGGGTAATTTCAAAATATGGATTTAAGCATGTCTATACACACATGCGACTCGATTTGACGGAGGACACAAAATGAATCACGTAGCTCGTATGCCGGGGCGCTTTAATGACCGCTCAATGGCGCTGATGGGTATTCCCGATTTACCAGAGTCGGCTTTTGGTGGAGACCTTCCACCATTCCAACGTACTGCACTTGTCCGCATGATGGGTATTAAACCCCAAGGTGGCGGTGGCGGTGGCGTTACGAAACTTGTTGCTGTTGTAGCGGCTATTGCAATTCCATTCGCCGCTCCAGTGATTGCTTCTTCAATCGGTTTGTCGGCGGGTATTGCTGCGGCAACTACTTTCTCTGCGGCAACTTCCGCAGCTATTGGTTCAGCAATGGTCGGTGCTGGTCTGGGCGCTGTCGCTGCTTCGGTTACTGGCGGTAACGTAGGTCGAGGTGCTCTGATGGGTGCAATCGGCGGTGGTATCGGTGGTTATACCTCTGTGCCTGCATCTGCATCCGGCTCTCCTAGTGCTTATAGCATTGCCCCCAATACAAGTGGTACAGCTACAGGGCTGAGTATGCCTAGCCCAACTACACCATCGTTGGCTGGTTCTCCTTCGCTGGGTTCTAACCTTTCGTTTACTCCTGATTACAGCCTATCCGCTGGTATGACTCCCAGTGGTGTTGGAATGGGCGGTACTGGAAGTGGTTTAGTGTATGGCGGCGGTGGTTATGGATTGAATCCAGCCGAAGCTGGCCTTACCCTTGGTGGCACTACACAAAGTGGACTCTCCGCAGGATTGTCTAGCCAACCCGCTAATCCATACTCGTTATCTGGTATGAGTTCTGCGGCTGGCGCACCATCCGTTGCATCTGATCCTTATGCTCTGACAAATGCGTCTTACGCTGGACAAGGTAGCAACTTACCTCTATCTAGTCAGTACGGTAACCTGTCTCCTACTGACTACAGCGTTTCTGGTGTTGCTGCAACACCTTCAACCGCTGGCCTCAATACCGCTGCTGCTCCTGCGGCAAGCGAGTTTGGTCTTAAAGCAACTACCGCAAGTACAAGTGGTCTAGGTAATGCCGCAGCCACTCAAACTGCTGGTGGTGCAGCAGCAGGTGCAGCAGAGAAACTTACATTTACTCAAGCCTTGTCAAAAGTACCTGAAGCGTTGCAAGCTAAGTTTACTGATCCTAAGGCACTGGCTGACCTCACTATGCGTGCGGGTGCACAGTTGTTGACTGGTCAGTTATCCGACGCTGGTCTGTCCAATGAAGAAAAACAACTGCTGCAAGCTCGCGTTGAGGAAATGAAACAGAATAAAGAGATCAACAACGAGTTGTTCCAGACTCAGTTGCGTGAAGCCTACGACCTGTTGGGTCGCAGTGATTACTTTGATCCGGGCTACTTCGGTCAGCAGTATGCTGGTGCAGCTAAGCAACGTACTTCAGCACAGAAAGAAGCAGCACTTCGCAAAGTCAATCCTCGCAACAAAGGTAGCCGTGCTGCGCTTGAGCGCCAGTACAACTTGCAATCTGCTCGTGAGGAAGCTACTGCATACGACAAGGGTTCGATGTATGGCTTTGACGCTGGTTTGAAATTAACTCAGCAAGCTCTAAACGCTTTGCCTAAGAGTGCGCCAACCTCCAGTGCTGACGCTACTGCATTGAGTACCGCATATGGCAACATTGAGGAACGCAAACGCAAGAGCCAAGAAGGATTGAACAAAACCCTTGGCCCATTGTTCACTTAATAGGGGGCCATATGGCAATGTCATTTGGAGGCTCATTTCAAACGGGGCCAGATTCGCTCTACGCAGGTGCTGACCTCTACCGTAAAAATGAGGAAGCAAACCTGCGTATGCAGGAGTTGCGTCGGGCGGAGGAAGCTCGTAAGCAGTTAGCCGCCGATGAACTTCTGAATCAAAACGTACCTGATGTACGTGCAAGCTGGGCATCTGGGATGACCGATGTTGTTAATGCACCTGCGTCTGCACCAGCTAGACCAGCAGTTCAGCCACCACTTAATCTTCCACCCGCACAGCAACCTGTTGTAGGTCGTGTAGCTGAAACACCTCCCGGTGCATCTAGCGTACGCCGCCTGTCACCTGAGGAAGTAGCTCGCCTGAAGCAACAGCAGGCTGGTACTCTGCCTGTAGCAGAAATGTCTGCTGCGGAGTTTCAATCACTATCTCCAGCAGACCGCCTTAAACGCTTGCAGATGGAGAATGATCGCCGTCGTATTAACCAGTTGGCTGCTGCTTCGGGTAAAGTTCCTGCTGCTGCCGCTGATATTTTTACACTTCCCATTACCGCCGGTGCTCAGTTTATTGAGGGTGCAGCTAATGCAGTAGACTTTGCTCGGTTTGGTAGGGCCATAGGTCTTTACGAGCCTGATGTAACCAGTGTTACTGTCCCCGGTGCTGGCTCACTTACACCCTACTACGACAAAATTCGGCAAGCTGAGGCTAACAATCAACCACTGACTGAAAAACAACTGCTTGAACAACTCAAACAAAAAGACGTTACTCGCGCCAAAGAAGCCAAAGCAAAGGGTGAGAAGGTTGCCCGAGAGGAAACACGTTTAAGTTCTGAGAAAGCCAACAAACGCCTCACCGATCTGGTGAACTTAGCGCCACAGGCTTTGCAGAAGGACGATACAAAGTATCTTGTTGGTCGTGCGCAAGAGTTGGGTATTGATCCAGCGGCTGCGGTTGCCATCTATGGTATTGAGTCTTCGTACGGTGCAGCCAAGGGGGATAGTACCGCTGGGGCAAAAGGCTCAATGCAGGTTATGGACAAGACATTCAAGGGAATGAAGTCGTGGTTTACTGACCCCAAGAACATTGAAGCCTACAACATTTCTCCTGAGTTGCAGCAAGCGGCTGCGGCTATGGTTCGTGGTACACCTCAGGGTGAGATGGATGCTGGCCTATTGGTATTGAAGTACAACGAGTTGATCGGTGTACCTAAAAATCTTTGGGGCGCTGGTTATCAAGGTAACGCGAACCAAGTCCTGAAGAAGGGTGCTCCCCTTAACGCAACCGATGGCGGCCTGACCAACAGTGACTACAACGGTGTGTATGTTGGGTTGTACAACAACATCTCCCGAGCACTGGGTATAAATTCGACGCTGATGGCAGCCGGGCCAAAACCAACTCCTGCTGCTACGACGGTACGCCCCGGCGGTAATATGACAGAGGCACAGATTGCAGCACTACAAGCAGACCCGTTAGCGCTTAATAAAAATCCTCCTGCTCCTGTTGCTGCCGCACCTGTTTCTGTCGGCGCTGTAAATCTTGGAGTGACTCCTGCACAGGTGGCTGCTGCGCCAAAGAATCAAGATGGCTCTGTAAATCTTGGAACAACTCCTGCACAGATGGCGGCTGCGCCACGGAATCAAGATGGCTCTGTAAGTTTAAATGCGCAAGAACAAAATCGTCCAGCGTCAACGACTTCAGTAGTAGCCCAACGAGTGGCGGCTGAACCTGTACCAAAATTTGTAGAGCCAAAAGAAATCTACAACGCAGGTGCTTACGCAAAGCCGCTTGAAGTTGGTTTGCTTCGTCGTGAGCAGACCAAGCGTATGGCTGACATTATGATGCGCACAGGTAATGTGTACAAAGCAATGGAGTTACGTGGCGTTCTCGACACGATGGACAATCAGTTGTACAAGATGCAAGGTGACCAAGGTATTGCTGAGTTCTTGCAATCAGGTGGGCGGGACGCAAACCGCATGATGGGTGTGTACAGCTACTACACCAATCAGCAATATCAACTGCAACCTCGACGCGATGGTTTGTTTAATCTTGTTGCCAACGGTCAAGTGGTCTCCCAAGGTATGCCCGCAGAGAAAGTTGTTGAGCGTATTCGCCTGACACTAGACGAAGGGTTTCGCCAACAGCAAGCTGCTATCGCTGCCAAATTGTTTGACTCTGACATCAAGATTCGTGAAAAGAGTGCCGAGCAGATGGGCAACTACATCAAGGAAATTGGCATCAAGACTATTGAGGGTAAGACTCAACTGGATGTCGAGAAGCTCAAGATGATGAAGTACGATGTCAAGCCTACAGGCGCAGGAGACGGCACTGTGGTTATCACACCTCCGTTTGGCGCACCATTCGTATTTAACCCATCGGGCACGACTGTTGAGATCGACGGTGTTAAGGTACAGTCATTCGCAGCAAAACCAATTACAGGTATGCCCAGCTTAGCTTGGGCCAACAAAGGATAAGGTGAAATATGGCTAAAGCCGGGTTGAGTTTTGTCAGCCCCCTGTATGGCGGCACAGATACTGACGTATCACGGTTTGCCACCGCAGAATATATGGGGAATCCTGCTGCAAGCTCGGGGCTTAGCGGTATGGGTGGTACTTCGCTTGCAAGCATGGCGGCGCTAACTGAGCAGATTGTTAAGTCCAGCCAGTTCGAGATGCCGACGATGAAGAATCCTCCGGCCATTGCGTTCAGCCCATCACAGAAGAAGTTGTTTGTACAAGGTCAAGAGTTTGCTGCTGATGATGCTACTCGTGCGCTTCAGTCTGAATCTTTGCTACGTGGCCCTTCTACTGCGCTCCCTCAAGGCGGCGACTGGGTTCCGTTGGATGAGGCTGCGTATTCTCAGTACCTCGACTCGATTAAAAATCCCAGTATGGGTCGTCTTGCCAAAAAGAACTTTGGCATTGGCATTGACAATACGCAGTTGCTTGCTGGTCGGGCACTGCAACTGGCTGGTGCTGAGAAACTTGGTGGGTCTATTGTTGAACAGCAACAGGAAGATTTAGGGAAAACCCTACCATTCCAACGTGAGTTCACGGACATTGGCTCCAAGCCATACGGTCAAAGCCGTGGTGTTCTTGACTGGTTTGTAGCCAACTTTGCACAGCAGGGGCCGAACTTAATAGAGTCAGTAGTCACTGCCGCCGCAGGTTTTGCCGGTGGTTCTGCCGCCGCTGGCCCTCTTGGTAGTGTTCCCGGTGCACTTGCGGCTTTGGCTGGTAAAGCAGAAGCCAAGCAAGCCATCCTCGCTGCTGCCAAGAAATATGCTGCTGGTCAGGCAACCAAAGAAGAACTCAAAATCCTAAGTAATGCCGCTGGTGTTCTTGGTGCAGCGACTGCTTCACTGGCACAGAACTACGCAACTGGCGCTGCTGACATTTACGGCGAGAAACGGGAACAGGGTGCTGGCGCAGATGATATGCGTGCCCGTGTAACTTCTTTGATGGGGGCTTTCCCTTATGCAGCGATGGAATCTCTGCCTGAATTTATGCTTGCCAGCCGAGTACTTGGCGGTAGTAAAGGTATCGGTTCAAGCTTGGGCATGGCTCCCGGTGCAACACGCCTACAACGTGGCGCTGGTTATGCTGGTCGTGCATTAGCTGGTGGCGTCGTTGGTGGCACTCTGGAGGGTCTTACAGAACTTGGGCAAGAATCACAACTGCTCTACCAAACTGACCAAGACTTCTCTAACCCTGAGAATGTAAACCGCCTGATTAACTCCTTTGCCGCTGGCTTCGGAGTGGGTGGCCCGATTGGTGCTATTGCCAATTTGAAAGGTACAGCACCTGCAAACATCCTTACTGGTGAGAGCATTGATCCCACTGGTAAAGAAACAGGTGGCGGTATTGTTCCATACAACCCACCTCCTGCACCCCCCGGTCGTCCGTTCACTGATGTGCAGTTCATGGGGGCTATCCCTCCTGAGCCTCCTGCACTTGGTGGCCCAAGCCCTACTACGCCACAACTCCCCGGCCCTACACCTCCTGTATCTCCAGTGGGTGGCCCAGTCATTATGGCTGGCATGGGGCCTAACGCTGCGGATGTCACACGCCAAGATGTTTTGCTGCGTCAGCAAGGCAACGTCCCGCCCGGCGCAACACCCGGCTCACAAGGCGTGCTAGATATTTTTGGTGGCACTATCCCTGCCCAAGAGTTGGCTGCACGTATGCAACCGCAGCAACCGCTTCCCGGCCTGCCACCCCCTTCTGCTGCCCCTGCGGTTGACCCTCGTCAGGGTGCGTTGCAGTTCAGTGGCCCAGCCCCTCAAGCTCCAGCCAACCCAATCTTGGCGCAGCGGATGCAGGCGGCGCTTGCATCGCAACAACGTGCACAAGAATTTCAAGCTGCGCAGGCACAGCGGGCCGCCCAAGAGGAGGCAATCAAACAGCAACAACTTGATAGATTACAGAACGAGGCTCGAATCCAGCAGCAGTTGGATTTGATGACGCAATCTCAGCAGCCTGCTCCGCAGTCAATGCCGATGCGTCCAATCCCCGTTTCTCAACCACAACAACTCCCACTATTTAAACGTGGTGAGTTACCCCGTCCTTCACGGGCTGAGGGATTGCGTCGTGGCGTAGGTACGCAGACACCTGCGGCACAGGCGTTGACTATCCCTCCCACCGCTGGTGAATTCCAGCGTGCTGGACAAGGCATCCTGTTTAATCAACAGGGTCAGCCATCTATGCAGGCGCTCAAGAGTGCAGGCAAGAAACAACCATTGCCCAAGCCTACAGTGGCAAAAGGCGTGACTCAGGCCAAGCCTACGGGTAAACCCGTGACTGCTGTTACCGTGGCGAAGGCCGCATCCAATCTAAAAAAAGGAGCACCCGATGCCACTCAAAAAGGGAAGCAGCAACAAGGTAGTGTCAGCCAACGTCAGCAAGATAATGCAAGAGTACAGAGCGGGGGGCAAACTGGGAACCAGCCCACGACCCAAGTCCAAGGCGGCGGCACTCAAGCAGGCGGTGGCGGCAAGTCTCTCCAGCGCGGGACGCAGCAAACAACCCAAGAAGTAAAAACAGGTACTGCTCGTAGTCGTCAAGAAGCTCGTAATGCGGCTGGTGCTTTTAATTTCCTCGGTGCACCAAAAGGTGAGACTCTTAAGAAAGGGTCTGAACCAAAAAAAGTCGTGGCGGCAAAACCCGCCGCCGCAACAAAGGTTGAGAAACTGAGTCCTGCCGAGGCATGGGAGGACATGAAACCGGAAGGCGGCGTAGCGTACAACACGCTTTCAGATGCGCAGAAGAAACGCTGGGCAACTGAGAACTACTACGACCGTGCCAACATGCAGTTGGCTGATGAGATCAATGCTCAGGCTACACCTCTACCCGCTGAGGAAGAACTGGCGGACTTGTCCTACATGGAATTGTTGGATGAGGATATTGCTACGGCTGAGTCCACCACAGATGCAAGTGCGTTCCGTGATGCGATTGAGAACATCATGTTCCATGCCTACTTCGATACTGACCCCAACAATGAGAAAGCCGGTGTCATTGATAAGGCGCAGATGTTCTTGCTTGAGACTGGCTTCACTGAAGATCAGCGTGGCATCATGGATACCGCATTGCTGGATGTCCTCAACGACCGACTGCAAGTCGAAGCTGCTTACACCCGTGGTAATCTAAAGGGCACGCTTAAACCTTGGTTTACCTATGCGCAGATGCGCAACTTGCTCCCAAGCATTGGAACAAAACTCATTGGATTGTCCGACACGCAAGTGGCTGAGTTGTTGCAAGCTCGCCAGATCAGTGAGCAAAACGTACCTGTATCTGTTTACAAGAAGTACAAGACCTCGCTGCCTGCTAGTGAGTCAGTTGTCAATACCAAGAAGGTCACCTCACTCAACCGCATTGTTGACCAGTCTGGTGCAAAACTGGCAAACTTCATCCGCGATTTGGTAACTCGTGTTAGGGAAATCCCTACGTTGACCAAAGAAGTGGTGTTTGGTTCTGAGCGTTTTGCCAATATCAAAGCACTGACTAAGCAGTTGTACAGTGAACTCGATGAAGCTGGTCGCAACTACATGCTGCCTGATGGAAGCAAAGTCAAAGACTATTTCAACGACAAGGGTGAGGCAAAGCTCATCAAGTCTGATGGTCGCTACATCCTAAGCCAAGTTGAACTTACTGAAGAACAACAACGTGCCCGTGAAGAAGAACGCCGTGCTGAGTTGCGTGCATTAGGTGAAGCAGCCGCAGCAGAGTCAAAGGCAGAGCAAGATATTATCAATGCCCGTAAGCGTGGTGCACGTGGTAGCGAGACTGTGCAGGATTGGGATAAACCCGAAGGTAACTTCTACCGTGATGATGGCACGCCAATGGGTTCTGCCATCCCACTTGGTCGTGTAAAGTTGTTGGTCAAAGGTTTCTTGGCAAAGCTAAAGATCAAGCCTACCGTTAGTGTGTACGCTAATGTTGCTGACCTAAAGGCTCGCAATCCTGAGTTGTATCAGCGTGCCGCTGCTGCTCGTAAGCAAGGCGACTTCGACACAACCAATGCCGTGGGTTACTCCTTTGGCCCTGAGGTCATCATCTTCTCCGACTTTGTTCGTACTGAACAACAGTTGAAATTTGTACTGGCTCACGAAACCATTGGTCACTTTGGTTTCAAAGGTGTGATGGGTCAGTCTGAGTTGAACAAGGTACTGAATCGTATATATCAAACTGACCCTGATGTGCAGGCCGCAGTTGACGCAATGGTCGAGACCCAAGGAATGGATAGGCTGGAAGCCATAGAGGAATATCTGGCTGACAACGCTGCTGACCTAGATGTATCAATCATCGCAAGGTTGTGGAACGCCTTGAAGAACGCCCTGAACAAACTTGGCTTCAGCTTCAAAGACGACGAAGCTCGCCAGCTTGTGAACCTTGCACGCCGCTATGTGCGTGAAGGCAGTACAGGTAACTTCTTCAGCGCCTCATCCTTTGTGGGCCACATGGAGGACATGGAACAAACAGTAGCGGACGGTAAGTACGCACGTAATTTTGCTGGCAACATCGGCTCACGGGGCATGGCAATGAACGCCTTGAATCGTAGGCATGGTAAGACCGCTGGCATGTTCGGGTCGATGGACGCCTTCCAGAAAGGTCTGTTCGGCAAGACAGGAGATGTTGGTGTAAACGTAGGTAAGTTGCTTGAGAAGGTGCAGACCCTCGACAACATGGCTCGCAAGAGTTATGGCCTCAATCAGATATTCCGTATCTTTGAACAACGAAGTCAGAAGGCTCGCGCCTTACTCTCCAAGTACTCACGATACATGGCGTTCACCCACACACCACGTGTGTTTGGATTTGGTAATGGTGTGTCTGAGGAGGAGAAACAACAAGCTGGCGAACTTGCTGCGTACGCTGCATTGTTTAAGTCACGCCAGTTAACTGATAAGTTGATGGAGTCATACGGCTCTATGATTACTAAAGACGTAATGGGCAATGTCACTGTTGACCCACGTGTGCGCCAGTTGTTAGAGAAAGCAGGCACTGTCACTGCGGAAGAATTCCGCAAGGGCTTTGATGTAGAACTCGGCACTGGTGAAAGAATCAAGTACCAGTTCGATGTTGATGAGAACAGTCCTGTGTGGCGTGTCTACACTGAGATGCGTGACACCGTAAATGATGCGGCAGTGGACTTGTTGCTGTCAAACTATGAAGCATCTCAAGCAGAACAGCAACGGGTGTTCAATGAACTCGCTGGTATGAAAGGACTCAAGGCTGAGTTCTCTGCGCAAGACCTTGCTGCCATCCGCAAAGTAATTGAGATGTATCAAAACATCCGTTACGGTGGTAGTCGCATTGCAAACGCTTCCGTCGAAGTACAAAAGGGTGCAGATCAACGGTCTGAAAAATTCATCTACAACTTTGGTCGTGCGCTGTTTAATGAAGATGTGTTTGACGCATGGATGAAGAATCCACGCATCTCTGGCGATATGCTTAAGGACTTTGAGGAGTTCCAAAAGGCGGAGTACGATGACATTCGCGCTGCTATCCCTGCAATCCGTGACAAGATTCGTAATAAAGAACAAGCCTTTGCAATTCAGAAAGCTGTGCAGGACATCTTCTTGTTTGATTTGCAGACACGCAACGCGGAGTTCTATGCAAAGCGTACCATCCTTGGCTCATACGTTCCGTTCAGCCGCCGTGGTGAATACCAAGCGAGGGTGGCAGCGTTCGATGCTCAAGGTAACCCAGTACGTTTGGATGAGAACATCCGTGACGCTATGCCCTACTTCCAGTTTGAGACTGAGAGTGAAGCAACCGCTGCACGCGAAGCATTGGAGAATGAGTTCGGCAATGGGCAAGAGTGGATTCTTAAAGATGAGTACGGTGCAGAGATCAAAGTAACTCTGCGTGCAGAATCTTCGGAAGCCGCAGTCAGCCCGTCCCTAACTGAAGCCGTGAACTTCAATGAGTTCATCTACGTGCTGAACCGCTTGAACGTAAACATCACGCCAACCGCACGTGAACGTATTGTCAAGACACTGACAAACCAAAACGACCGTGCTCGTAAGAACCTACAGCGTAGTGGTAATCCCGGATGGGATAGCGACATCGTGCGTTCTGTGTCTGAGCACTTGGAGATGGTGGCTCACGTTGCCGCCAAGAAAATCTACCGCCATCGTCTTGATGACATCATGCTCAACAATTCGTCATGGCTTGGTGACCCACAGAAGCTCAAGGATTTGCAGGCTGCGATTGATACAGCAACTACTGACGGGCAGCGTGTTAGAGCGCAACGTGCATACGATGAGTATGCGTTCATGTACAAGTACATGGCTCCTAAAGCTGCTGGTGTCACAGTCAATGGTGAACCTACACTGGGTCAAGGTGAACGCTATCGGGAAGAAGCCAAGAAACTTATCCGCTGGTACAACGACTCATCTAATATTAACGACAGCACCGAAGATATGTTGTCGGGTGAAGCTGGCTCGTTCCTAAAACTAATCACAGTGTTGATGCAGTTGGGTGGTTCAGTCGCATCCGCAGCCGTGAACTTCGTATCTCTGCTTACCCACAGTACACCATACCTGTCCTACTACAACGCCAAGCGCGGTTATGGCGGCGGTTATGGTGAGGCCAAAGCCGTGACCTCCCTCTACCGTGCGGCCCTTGATGTAGGCAGTTACAAGCTGGAGGACGCTGGGTTCTTGAATGACTTGCTGGTCAATGGTGGGTACGACAAGTATGGACTGACAGAGGATGAGACTAAGTTCTTGTTTGATGCTACTGAGCAGGGCACATTGCAAGCGGCTCAGTTCAACGCACTGGTAGGTACAGCACGTGGCAAGGTGTTTAACAATAAAGCACAAGCAGGTATCAAAGCATGGATGGCTATGTTCTCTTACACAGAGCAAGCTAACCGGCGCATCACTGCACTGGCAGCATATAGACTTGAGAAAGAACGTGCGCTATCACAAGGGTTGAGTGAAGAACAAGCAATCGCTGAGGCTACTGAGGCAGCACGGATTGCGGTCAATACATCGCAAGGTGAATATGCCATGTTCAACCGACCTGAGATGGCACGTGGCAACGTAGCTCAGTATGTGTTTATGTATAAGCAGTTTGTAATCATCACCGTTCAGTTACTGCGCAACATGCCAGTTCGTGGACAGTTGTTGATGCTTGGCTTACTGTTGATGATGAGTGGTCTAAAGGGCATACCATTTGCTGACGACCTCGCTGACATTGTTGACACAATCGCACAGATGCTCGGCCTCAAAGTGGCAAGCATCGAGAAAGCTACTGCTGAATGGGTTGATAGTGTGGCCCCGGGAATGTCGCCGTATGTAATGCGTGGTCTGATTGACCGTGCAGTCGGCGCGACTGTATCTACCCGCTTGGGTATGGGCGATTTAGTTCCTCTGACTGGTGCGCTTAAAGCTGGCGCAGACCCAGCACGCGAGATTGGCGACTTTGCTGGCCCAGTGTTCAGCGGTATCAGTGGGCTAGTATCAATGGCGGGTGGTTTGGCTAAGTATGGTGCTGAGGTAACGGGTCTGCGTGATGACACAACATCCCTCAACACATTGATGCGAGAGTCTCCAATAGCGGCACTGCGCTCAATCGGAGACGGCTATGCGTACATGTCGAGCGGCGACATCACGAACGTACGTGGGCAGTTGGTAGCTAAGGATGCTCAGGCTCATGTAATTCTTGCTCGGATACTTGGCTTCTACCCAACGATAGCCACTCAGCAAAACGACATTGTTCGTATGTCCAAGCAAGTCAATGAGTACGGCAAAGCAGTCAAGGCAGAATATGTTGCTGCGTATGTGAAGGCTCGGGCTGCCGGTGACCAAGAGGCAGCAAATAATATTGCATCCGCAGTAAGCCAGTGGAATGAAGATTCCAAGGGTACTGGTTTGGAGATAACTAAGTTCTTGCAGTCTGCCAATCGTGCATACCGTGAGGCTCAGCGTCCGACTGTGTTGCGATATATGAAGTCAGCGCCAAGGGCTATGCGTCCCGAAACCGTAGAGTTGTTGAGACTCTACGGACTGGACGATGAGATCAGGTAATCAGACTGCTCTCATTTGACCAAAGGTTAGGTCAGCGGCAATCTCATCTGCATCACTCAAGATTCCCACAAGTTTGGGGTGATTCAGATTGAGACCAAGGACATATGCTTGACCCAGTTTGATGGGAGTGTCCTTACCAAGAAACGCTTTCTCTGATTTGGGTGTGGCGACTACGCTCTCAAACTGCATCTGCTGTATGAACGATTTGTAGTCACCGCCGTTCTGTGCCAACCATCTACGAAAGTGGGTGCGGTCAACAAGCACAACACCTTTGTCAAACTTGTCTGCCGCAGTGCGTCTGTATGTGTCGAACCGAACACGGATGTCAGCACGTGGCATCCTTGAGTAATCCACAACACCTTTGTCTGTGCCTGTGTGCATCACAGTAACAGCGGCTCCAGCACTGTCGTTTAGGTAGTTGGAGAATAGATCGAACGCATCCATCTTGTTCTCGACCACACTACGTCTGATTGCACCTAGTTGTTTCAAGACCCACTCAGTACCAAGGGTGTAGTCGTACTTGATGATTCCCCATTCAACACATAAGCGTGAGGCTAAGTCTGAAAGGATGATGGCTTGTTCCCAATAGCGTTCCTGTCCTACAAAGCTGGCTTTGTATTTCTTGTGGAAGTCAGCAGTGGCGTGGTCAATCGCAGCGCGTACTCCATCGGCTCCAAGTTCCAACAACTTCTTTATAAATAAGCGTCCTGCGTGTCCGTAGTTGGTATGGATAAACTGGTGAATCTTGCGACCGCCTGTACTGTCTCTTGTAAACAGTTCGTGCAGTGGTATATCAATCTCAAGAAGCCGTGCCATTTGTGCGTCAGTCTCAAGCCCAGATGCAACCAGCTTAGATTGCAGAGACTTGTTGGTGGATACAAGCACAGGCATTGCCCATGTCTTTGCGCCACGTTCCTCAGCGTTGCGGTTCAGTCGTGCCTTGTCTCTACCTTGGGATACCCAGTATGCAAAGTCACCTACCTCTTTATCTAGCATCAAGGTAACTTCATCAATGGTCATCGGCATGTGGGCATAGACACCCATGCGTCCAAACAAAGTGTTCTGTGTGAACTTGGCGGCAAAGTGTAATTTGTCAGGGTCACCATAGATGGATTGCACCCACATCTGTATCAATGATTTGCCTCCACCTGATGGGCCGAACAATGAAACAGTCAGACCCTTAAGGCCAGTGAACGCATACAGGGGGGCAGATAGTCCGACACCAAGTGCAAACATGTGCCAGTGCAATCCTGTTTTCTCAAGCACAGAGGTGAAGTCTGCCCACTGTTGAGCGTCTCCTGATACACCATACAACTCGTTGCCAAGTCGTTGAGTGCCAGCGGATAGGCTGATGTTTTCTTCACTGACTGAACCGTCAGGCTCTCGGCGTAGAAGCGTGTCACCAATCACAAACTGGGAGAAGTTTTCTTTCCACCCCATTGTGGCGTACAGATTGGTCATCGCACGTTTCTGCCGCAATTCATCCATGTATGAACGTAGCATAAGTTGGAAGTACTCCGTCTGTCTTTTGTTGTTGAGGACAATGCCTTGATCGGCAATGGTGGAAGCGAACTCTCTATGTCCATCTGTGAGGTGCGCTTGTCTTAGGGCAAGTTCTTGCCAGCCCTTATGCTGACGATTCCAGTGGTAACGAACAGTCTCGTAACCAAGACCTTCATCACGACCATAGCCAACGGGGTAGACGTCGAACGAACATACGTCAATATCTGTCTCGTCAATGGTCATCTTGATGCCATCGGATGTACGTTTAAATCCACGTGGCATGGGTACATCAAACGCCGCCTTGTCCAACACATCTTGTGGCGGTGCAATCTGTTGATACTGCAACCCAAGAGCGGCAGGACTCTTTATCTTGTCCTTAAATTTGCATCCCTTACATCCCCCGGGACGGTCTATGTCAAACTTACCACAACGTGTTGGCCCATCTGTGTTGTCTTTCCACTGGATCAGCTTTTGCAATGTTCGTTGTGCGTCAAACTTTGGGTGGTTCTGACTCCATTCAATAGCCGTAGCCTCAGGCTCAGCACAAAATGCGGCGACTCCCAGCAAGTTGTACCACTGGGGTTCTTTGACTTCACCTTGATTCTCTACTGCCCACTTGATCTGCTGGCATTTCTTAACGACAACCGCACCAATGGTGGGCGGGAACTCAGTCTTGACTGCCATGTCTTGTAGCAACTTACTGCCAGTTGTATTACGTGGCAGGCTCACCTCGTGAGCTAGGTGGGAAACAAGGCAAGACTTCAGCAACTCATGGTTCACTGGCTCAGCGTCCACCAGCAACTTAACCTCGTTACCATTCTTGGGGTTGTGTGTCCCGATGGGGCGTAGAACCAATGCACTGTTGGCAGTAAGCCCTGCATCAATATGAAACTCGTTCGCAATCGCCGCTGACTTCATTGCTTCAGCGATTGGTTTCCATCTAGCGGGTTCGAGTTCTTCCGTCAGACACCAGTAGACATGTAGTCCGTTGCCTGAGAATACGATCATGGGCTTAGGCAAGTTCATTGTTTGAATGAATGTACCTAGCGCAACAAGTCCTTCTTTCCACGATGGATACGGCTTGTTGTTCCCACAGTCAACATCCAAGGCGACAACCTTAATCGCTCGGACATTATCTTGTTTGCGGCTTCCCTTCTCCTTAAATGCGGAGATGGCGAAGTATGTGTTGTTGCCTGTTTGGTCAAGGCCAGCTACTGCCTTTGCGAGTTCGTCTACTGTAGAAAAGAATCCTTGTCTATTGCCATCAGGATTGATGACTGTCGTGACATAAAAACCTTCCGACGGTAGAACCCGCTGGAGATGTTCCAACGTGTTCATGTGCCCCTGTCAGCGAGGGGATTTCTCCCCTCACCCCTTCAGTTATAGTTACTCAATATCTCAACGAGACGCTCTTTTCTCTGCTTCTGTTCCATCCCAATCACCTCAGGCGTAGGCCATTGGTGTTCGGACATTACTGCCAGCAGTTTGCGTAGCATTGCCCTCACTGACTGGTCATTGGACTGGCGGATTTTCTTGCCTCTCACCCATCCATAATAAGTCATGCGAGATACCCCTAACAACTGGGATAAATCCGTAGTTGTCAGGAGCATATGCCTACGAAGCGACTCGACCTTTGTAAAGTCGAGAGGCGGTTTAGGCGTCATCTGCGTTCACCTCACCTACAAGGGCAGCAATCTCGTCAGCCAAAGATGTTGCTGCTTGTGTGTTGACAGGGGCAGCAGCAGCAGGGGTAGCTTTCGCCGCAGGTTTAGATGCACCGAAACCACGCTTTGGGGTAGCCGCTTGTGTAGGTGCAGGGGCAGGTGCAGGTTCTACTGGTTCAGCAACCTTAGGAGCGGGTTTCGGGGCAACTGGTTTGGTGGCAATCTTTGGCACTTCAACTGCTTGCCTTGGATTCTCACCAGTAATCTCACGGATTTCGGCAGACCCGAACAACTTGTCAACTGCGTCTTGCGACTCATCGTCAAGGAATCCAGCCAACCCGAATTTTAATTTAGGGAAGGATGCGTCTGTATCAAATGTGATCTTGGTCTTGACAATCTCAGGTGGGATACCACGCATAGAGAGTTCTTTGACGTAGGCATTGAAGCCTTTAAGTGCGGCAGGTGTAACTTGCAGGAGGTACACAGGGCCAGCAGGGTCATCAGCCGACACTACAGCAAGACGTTTCTGATCGGAGCAAGCCTTGATTTGTTGTCCGTTCTCAGCAATCTTAGAACCCCATGCGTTCTGTGGGCAAGAAGCACAAAGATCATTCTGTGGGTCTGTCGATGACTGGTCAGGGCCAATGCCATCAAGCGAGAAGCAGTCAGGTGCAACTGGCTCAGAATCTTTTGTCCATGCCTTGGCGTACCAAGTCTTTGACAAGCGGGGGTTTGCACCAACGATCACTACTTCTAGTTCAGTGGTATTTAATACAGTCTCGTTACCGCCTTCGACAATACGGAAACGGCTACCCTTAATGCTGATACGTGGGAACGATTCAGCACTACTGATACCGCCCATAAGGGATTGTGCCAATGCAGACGGCACACCGATACGACCAGCGAGGTGGGCGGGAACTTGGATGTTTGCGGGGATGATGTTGCTCATAGATATTCTCCTTAAGTGAGCGGGTTAAATGCGATTGGTCGCACGTTTGGATTTGGCGAAACCGCCTTGCGTTGCCACTGCATGTGCTTTCTCAGCGGCAAGGTGTTCTTCTACATACTCGTTGTCAATGTTTAGCTTGCGCTTTATTTTGGTAGCAGTAGCGTGTTCTGTTAACGCTTGGTGCGTACCTTCATATGCGGCTTGCTTAATCCACTCTCTAATAAATTTCATGGCTCAGTCCTCAACTTTCATTGTTGGTTTACGAACAGTGACATCTATCTTTGTTCCATAGGTCACACCTGCGGGTACTGCCTTGTTACGTTCAATGTACCCACGTACTGCAATCTTGCTTACACGTTTCTCCAGCATGTCGAACGCTTCATTTGTCCTAACAAATTCCAGTACGGCATCCCAGTCGGCTACGTTGGCGTAGTCTGTAGTGGTTAAGAACGCAGTGCCATGTTTACCTTTGAATGAGGTAACACCCTGTGCATCTGCTTGCTCTTTAAGCCACGCTTCTATCTTGTCCATCTTTGCTTTGAGACCTGCTACTTGGCTCTTGATCTCGGCTTCGATGGCTTCCTTCTCGTTACGTAGTTTCATGTACGTAGCAATTACGTCGTCTACTCTGACAGTCATGTGTCACCTTCTTGTCTGTTGTTGAATTAAATCAAGAAGCAATCCTTGAAGCTTTTGTTTATTCTTCAAGCGTTCGTACATTTTGTGTTCGAGGTCTGTTGCCTCTATGTGTACGACATTGGATACTTGCCTCTTACCTATGCGCTCAATGCGCCCATTCGCTTGAACATATTGCTCGTTGCTATTGATCGGGCCATACCATATGATCGTTGACGCACTCGTTAGAGTAAGTCCATGCGCCATTGTTGCGGGATGGGCAATCAATACATGCGGTGTCTTGGCATGTTGGAAGTCGTGAAAGATTTGGTTACGCTTACCTGCGGATACCTCGCCGTTCACAACTGCAACCGACCAGTGCTTGCTGAGTTCTTTCTCAAGCATGTGCAATGTGCCAGTGAGTGGTACAAATAAAATTACTTTTTCTCCTGCTTCTTCTATCACCTCCTTCACTAAGTTAATACGTGGACTGCAATCAATACCAATGTTCTGTCCATCATCACCATAGGCTACGCCGCAAGCGATCTGAACTAACTTCTGAATCTTGACTGCCTCATTGACCGCAGTGATCGTTCCCTCTGCGCTCATCTCCGTAACAAAATGTTTAAGCATCTGTGAGTAATGCTTCTTCTGTTCCGCAGTGAGTTCTACTTGACGAGTTTGAATGATTGTGTCGGGCAACTCAAAACATTCGTCCCGCGTGTACCTGACCGCAGGTTGTAGGATGTGCTTCACAATCTCTACGCTCTCAGGTCTTGGTACAAATTTCCATTGACCAATCTTCATCATCACTTGTTCTCTGAACGCCGTGAATGTCTTGGTACAGAATGGTGAACCAACCAACTTGGCAAGTGCCCATGCGTCTGTCGGGTCATTGGGTGTTGGTGTACCAGTCATCAACCACAAACGTGATGACATATTGTTTGCCATCCATCTACGGAATATTTTGAACCGTTGTGTTGATGGGTTACGTAGCACTGCCGCTTCGTCAACGATCACCAAGTCAAACTTGCCGTGTGCTTCTTCACAGATGATGGGGAATCCATCGTGGTTGATGATGTAGAAGTCAGCCTCGGTGTTCAGTAGCTTGCGGCGCTTCTCAGATGTTCCATGAAGCACAACAAATTTACGGTGCACAAACCCTGTAAAGATAGCGTCAGCCCACACACGTTCAAGCGTAGACAATGGGGAGATGATGAGCACCTTCTTGATCTGCTTGGTCTGTATCAAATAGTCAGCCGCCCACAATGCAGATTGTGTCTTGCCAGTACCGATCTCGTTGAGTACCAACCCACAGTGGTTAAGCGTAAGGAACGCCGCCGTCTGCCGTTGGTGCTCATAGGGTTTGTACTGACCGCACCATTTGTAATAGTGCAGTATGGGCGATGGTGCTTTGATGCCAAGGTTACGCAGAACCCTGACCTCATCTAGTCCATGCGGTGCTACCACAAGGGGCACACCACGTACCGTGTAGGGCTTGGCAGTTGGGATACTGTCGAGAACCCTGTTCGGATTGTTTAATTTCATAGCAAGTGTCCTTGCTTGTTCCACCACTACCATGTCATCACCTGTAAAGTTTTTCTTCTAATGCTTGCTCAAGAGAGTGGAGGGAGTCAGCGTCATACACTAAGAACCACCACCCACCTGCTCGTTGTATTTCTTCACCACACTTGACCTGCAATACCGTTGGCTTCTTGGTCTTGTCAGCTTTGACCTCAATGCCTATGAACTTGCCCTTTGCAATCGCAATGATGTCGGGGATACCTGCTTTACCAAAGCCATTACTGGCGGGGAAGAAGTACCACACATCGTGCTTCTTAAGTAACTCAACAACCTTACGTTTTATCTTGCCTTCGGGGGTCAGTGAACTCATATATTACTCCTCTTTACATGAATGTCAAGTAGGGTTAAACCCTAGCATAGTCACAGTTGTGTCGGGCAGGGCAATAGCGGCACAAGCCACTTGGTTTGGCAGGCCAGTTGTCGTGTTCTAGTGAGTCGTTGATGCGTTGGATGCGCTTCATAACCTCAGCCCATATCGTGTTGACACCACTGCGATAGTACACCTCGGTGTCCATAGCCATGTCCTTCAGCCACACTAGGGAAGTCTTGACCCTTGTCACCTCAGGATAGTGCTTGAATACTTGGGCGGCGAACAGTTGCATTTGGAATTGGTCAGCGTTTCTCTTACCTGTTTTCCAGTCCATGACGTTAGCCATGTCACCGCTGATTACAAGGATGTCAAGTTTAGAACGTAGCCATGCGTCAGGCTCCCACCAAGTTGTTGGTGTAAGGTTGTCGGTCAGGACTAGCTCCTTCTCCACGAACAGTTCACCATTGTGGGCAATGCGTTCGACTGAGGAACAAAGGGATTCGTAATGGGCTACCTCTTGTGGTAAGAGGGTGTTTTCTTTAAGTCGTGTCTCAAGGAAAGCATGAACTCGTTCGCCATACTTACTGGCTTCACCCCCTTCGTCTATCACATCCTTAACAATACGTTGTCGGAAGTAACGCAATGGGCAGTTCTCGTACAGTTTGATGGACGAGTAAGAGTGGCTAAGGCGCATAGGTCATAGCCCCGAGGGGTGTCCTCAGGGTTCTCTGTTTGATTGGAAGTTTCAGTATAGCCTACTCTGACATGCGTTGCAACACATCGAACTTTGCCAGTTCTAGGGCGGCAACTAGCGACATGGTGTCAATCAGATTCGTAGAGTAGCGATGGTAGTTGTCACCAATCTTCACAAGCACCATGAGATTGGATGCGTCCTCGTTCTCCTGTACTGTGTTGATGATTGCCTCAAGTAATGCGAGGGCTTCGGTGTTACGTGGTGTGCGTTTGATTTCAGCGATAGTCATGTGTTTTTTTCCTTTGATTTATTAACCCAACACACCCAGTGATAAACAGTTCCAGAGTCATTCCAAAACCTGTCACCAACCTTAAATAAACCAAAACAACGTGGGCATTGATGTGGCTTGAATAAGTCGTTCATTAGGTTTCTCCGTAGTTGTTTGCAGTACCCGCTTCACATGCAACTGGCAACGTGCTTGCCCAGCTTGGAGGGGTAGACATGATCTCGACAATAAGTTTCTCTGCGTGTTGCGCTTGTTCTTCAGGGGCAGTGATGATGATCTCATCGTGGACTTGGAAAGCCACGTGATAGTGGCGACCAATGGCAGTCATCTGTTCAGACACAACGATACGAGCAAGTGCTTGAATCAGATTCTCTGTGACCTTGCCACCGTAGATACGAGTCCAACTTATCTCATCCGTTGTCCCAGTAATCACACGATCTTTGACTGCCTTGCGGTAGGTACGTGCATCAGCGATGTATTCAAACCCGCTGTTGGTTTGGCGTAGTGCAGGGTATTTAATCTGCAACTTGTTGGGGAGTGTGATGCCTGTGTTGTCGTAGCTAACCAGAGGATGTATGTTGCCACTATCACCTTGGGTCATACCAGTCAGTGCGTGTCCACACCTCTGCCATAGTGCCACAATCTTGTGGTTCTTCTGTCGGTAGAGTCGCACAATACGATCAGCTTCGTTAAGGTCGATCACTACGTTCACACCACCTTGTCCTATCTCAAGGGTACGTCTGAACTTCTCTGCGCCCATGCCATAGCCAAGACCAAGAATACAGGTCTTACCTACGAATCGTTCTATCTTGTCCCCCTTGGAAATCTTGCGCCCATAGACATCGGATGCGAACTCACTATATACATCCCGCCCTTCGGCAAACGCTTGGACTAACTCCTCTTGCCCTGCAATCCACGCAACCATTCGGGCCTCAATCTGTGATGAATCACAAGCCACAAGAACTTGCCCCTTGGGTGCTCGTAGTGCCCGCCTGATCTTGTTGTTCCCACGTGCAGGTAGGTTCTGCAAGTTCAGCTTATCGCCACCACTGAATCGCCCTGTGTGTGCACCATAATAGTTGAGCATGATGGGCAAGCATCCCCGCTGAGCGACACCCAGTAGGGCTTCGGTTCGGGTTTCTTCGATGGTTGATTTGACACCTAAGCGAGCGGCGACTGCGTTCTGCACACGCTCATCAGGATGTTCCAGTAAGTCGGTGAACGCTTTGTCCGTCTTACTAAATGCCCACGCCTGTTTGCCTGTACGTGCGCTGACCTTACTCGGGGGTTCGACACCAAGGTTAATAAGATACTTAGAGAATATCTCGTTACTCATTAGCGTCTTGGTCAACACTTCCTTGGTGACACCAGTCAGCCCCATGTCTGCGATCAGTCCATCCTTTCGGGCAATTACTTCCTCAAGATGTTCACGTAAGAGAAGCACATCCAACTCGATAGTCGGCTCGGTGTACATGCGTAGCGTTTGGTCGATGACCAGCAACTCGCTGACAGGGAAACCTTTCTTCATCTTGTTGAACAAAGCGTAGGTCAACTCCACATCGTTCTTGCAGTACTCTCCGTATCGTGCAAGTTCTTCGGGTGTGAAGTCTGCCTTGCGTTTACCCAATGCTTGGACAACCTCATCACCTTTCTTACCTAGCCCATAGTAGGTAGTGAGTGCGGCAAGGCTTCCCCCTACTGTGAGATTGTGCAAGGGTCTTGCCATGCTCAGCGTGTCAAGCCACAACTTAGGCTTGATGCCAAAGTACCACGATAGGATTGCCCCATCGAACGCAGTATGGTGACAGAGGATTGCCTTGTTGCGGTAGTCAAGACTGTTAAGGAATTTCCCCACGTTGTCTCCGCTATACCAGTCTGTGGGGTAGTCGTTTACCTTCACGCCTACACCGATGACCTCAAAGCGAGGGTCACGTACGTACGCCTCTGTGGTCATCTTAGACAGGGAATACTCCTTGTCGTAATAGGTTTCAAAGTCAATGGTAACAATGTCCATTACTTATTCACCTCAACAAGTTTGTCGATGTAGTGCCGTGCTTTCTTGATGTCGTCAAGCCCACCTTTCACATCACAACGTGCAAGATATTTGATGGCGTTGCCCCGCAAGAATCCTGCGAACTGTTCGGGTGTCATCCATGATTCCATTGCCTTCCAAGGTTGCACACCCATGTTCTTATAGTGGTCACCGCCTATCTGCAAAGCATCTACCTTGTCGCTTGGTACGAACTGTGTTACCGCATCAGTAATCTGTGGGTTGACTACCTCACCTAGCATAGAACCACTGAGCACACGCTTACGTATGCCGTACACCTGCGGCATGTGCATAGTGAACTTAGCACCAACATCTTTCGGTACTGCATTCGGGTGCTTCAAAAAATACTCTGCTACTTTCGCTGATTTACTTTTTTTCATCGTCTTTCTCCTTGGGTTTGATGACACGTGTTACTGTTTCTAACGTAGTAAAGCGATGCTCGTTGGCACATTCATACCTACGATACACCGCATTGGCGGGGCGAGATCGGGTTTCCTTAACAGTTACCCACGTATTACATTTAGGACACTTCACTCTGCGCTTTCTCTCGCTCTATGGATTTGTATATCGCACCATACTCATCTTCGTCATCACCGAACACACCGAACTTACGGCGTAGTTGTACGCTTAGTTCAGCACATACACTATCAGCCGCTTGTAGCGTTGTCTCTTTATTGATAGTGATGTGGTAGTACGTCCTACCCTGTACGCTCTGAGCGAAACCGTATAACAACTCTGTTGGGTGTTGGTTATTTTTAATTGAATCGAACAACAAGTCAATCCATTTTTCGTTAGACCAGTCGGGTTGAACCCAGTCGTATCTAGTCTTAGTGAGTGTGCGTTCTGCTATAACATCTTGACAGATAGAGTCTAGTACACCTAGCTTAGCACGTACTTTTAACCCCCGCTTGAACACACGCAATGCCCGTAACCATTCGGTACGTTTAGCAGGAACAACTTGTGCATCAGTAGTTGGCTTGGCGTTCATGCACTCACCAGTATCAAGATTGAATTTGATGCCGTTGAATACTTCGATACCTTCAGCTTTCATAGCCTCTCGCCATTGTTCCCATCGGTGAGCACCATAAGAACCCGCTATCTTCTTGGTATGTATTACACGATGGCGACCAGTGGCTACCCTTTCCCATCCGATAGGTATCGCTCGGGCTAGTGCTTGGCTTAGTGTGATGGAATAGTTCTTTGCTTGAGCACTCGTCATGGTAAACGTCAACGTGTTGTCAGGTGCAAAGACACAGATAGTCTTGTTGTCCATGCGCAGTTCAAAGTTCTCGTCTACTTTATGTAGGCGACACCATCCTTTGACTGGCTTACCCTTGTCAGGGAAACGGCACGTACCATACAGGCGTTTAGCCTGATCGTAGGTTTGTACTGCGGCTTGTTCAAAATAACTCATCGTATTACCTCCACGTTGTGATGTTTAAGGGCTTCTTCGAGGGCTTCTCGAATTGATTGGCGTATGATTTTCTTCATACGCTTTACTTGATACGCATGATATGCCTTGGTGTATCTGTACAGACTGAGGTTGGTATACATACCCTCCTCACGTTGCTTGGAATAGTCTGCACCCGCTTCCATAGCGAGGCGTACCATTAGCTTTGTTGATATACGTGACTGCATATTAGCGTGTGAGTTTGTGGGCTACTACAGTAGCAGTCAGAGTACCAAGGTCAACATTAACTACGACCTCTTTCTTCTCACGCTCTACTACTTGGCGATGCCTATCCTTGTAGTCCTCAGGTATCAAGTCCCACAGTGGAGGCCACATCTTCAATGCAGGGGATAGCGTTGCATGTGCAGTGATAACTTCCTTGACTGCATTAACAAAGTTTGTTTTCTTCTGCGCTACTGCTTTGATATTGTTGCGGTACTCCTCAATCTCTAGTGCTATCTCATCCCACTCGTCACCAACTAACTCGTAGCCGTGATAGTCTCTATTTTTAGCAGGTACATCTTTGGGTAGGGTGTTGGGAACAGGGCGTGTGCTAGTTAGCTTGCACTCTAATCCACCAACGTCTTTGCCGTTAATTTTTGATACCTTCATGTTAGAAGTCTCGCTGAAGAAGCACATCGGTAGTGCGTTCATAGCAGGGATGTATTTACGATGAATGATCTCGTAGATACGATCACCCCACGTTGCATTGAGGTTGTCCCTTGCCGCATTTATCTGCTTGTTAAACATGTTCTCTGCGTTCTTTACGATTGCATCCTGTAAGTCTTTACTGAATCTAACTGTAGCCATGTCACTCTCCTTTTGTTAGTTGATACACCATCTCATTAGCTTCCGCCAACTTGTTTTCAATGTCGTACATAACGACAAACTCTTGGTCAGGGTAAAGTTCCCTGATAGTGTCTGCTAAGGTTTGCAGACTCCGAACGATTCTCATTTTTAACTCGTACTCTAATACCATCTTCATGCCTTTCTATTTCTACGTTGCCATCAGCAACATCATGTACCAAAGCAGAGAGTAAAACCCCTGCACGAATATGATTCCGCATCTCAGAACGTAGGTACGAGATGTAAACACCCATACCTACGAACAAACACACGGCAAATAACTCGCCGTATGTAATCACATCAGCACCACTTCTCCGAAAGGTGCAGTGCCCTCATCGGTAGATACCCACAACACAGGGCAGTTGGGTTCGTTACCGAAGTCATCACAACACAGGTCAGTCAGGAACACTATTGCGATAGGTTCAATGCCGTGTTCCTCGATGTACTCAAACACAGGGCTGAACGCAGTACCTCCACCGCCGTGTGGCTTGATGTCCAACTCATCATCTACACCATACGATTCGTAGTGGCTTACCTCACTATCAAAGTACACCACATGGACACGTGTTGGGAACATGTCCTCCTTGACTGTACGAATCTCAGCACCGAACTGATTGATAATGTCTTGAGTGATTGAACCTGAGCAGTCCACTGCAAACAACACCTCACCCATCGTCTCACCACTGGTGCTTGGCAGATATAAACCCTGTGCTATAAAGCGGCGGTTAGGTCTAGCCCATGAGCGGGTATCGTCTTTGCACTTGACAAGGAAGCGTTGCATCACATCACGCCAGTCAACCTTAGGTCTGAGTACCTCGTCAACCAGTCGTTCCATACCTGCACTCAACTTGCCCATCATCTTTGCGGCTTGTGCCGCTTGTGCTACCTTGACTTTCCACTCGGCTTGCTCTTGTGCTTGCTCGGCTTGTGAACCCTCAGCATCTTCACAGTTGTCGAGAGGGTCACCATCTCCGCCGTACCCACCACCTCCACCACCCTCGTCATCTTCAAGGATGTTGTAGATACCATCGGATGTTCCGTTGCCTGCTTTGTGAATATCATCACTAAGCAAACCCTTAGGGGGCATCTTGCCAATGTTATCGTCTACCAACAACTTGTTGATTACGTAGTCAGCCGCCTTGTTCCAACGGCGATGTTGTCTCTCTTGTCTGCGGTAGTTGTGCTCAAGCATCGGATGTAAACACTCATGTGCTACAAGGAACTTCAACTCCTCATCTGTCAACTCGTTACAGAAGTCAGGGTTAAACCGTACACGCTTGCCATTCGTTGAGGCAGTCGGTATGTCACGGCTCAGTACGAACGGCATGTTGAGTGCCACAGTACCAATGAACGGATGCTCAAGGATGAGTGAAGTCTTTGCTTTCGCAAGACGTATATTCATCTTGGCTTCTTCTTGTGGGGTGATTGGTTTCACCTCCTCTTTAGGCATTACGCTAGTCATCATTTACCTCCCATGAAAACGGACATCTTGTCCATGATTGCTTTGGCTTCTGCCGCTGTGTCACGGCGAAGATCGGGGTCGTTACGTAGAGCATCAGGATGCTTGAGTAACGTAGTTTCAACTTCTTGTCGAAGTGTTTCTAGGTTGGGGTCATCCATGAAGTTCAAGCGAGACAGTAAGTCACACTGTTCACGGAT